CAAGCGCCACTGCCCTCATTCTGTGCGGTATCCGTGCAGGTGAGGGCTTTTTCTTTTGCTTTTCGCTTCGAATTTCGGACTCGAATGGCGTTAATGGTCGGATATTCTTGATTATACATGCCTTTGCTGTATGGCAAATAGCTCCAAACAGTATTGGTTTTTACACCCAATTCTTCTGCGATTTCAGGAACTGACATACCGTTCGCACGCAGCTTCCCGATTTTTTCTGATGTTTCATCTGACCATGCCCCGGCTGTAATCAGTATTTTGCGCACTTTCTGCAATGAGATGCCTGCACGTTTGGCAATGGTTCTTCTAGGTATACCTTGCTCATGGAGCCGGAGAACCGTCTGCATTGTCGCGTCCATTTGTCAGTACCTCGCCGTTATCGATTTTTGTATTGCCCTAATTGTTGTACTTTAATCATACAGCAAAGCAACAAAATTGTCCAGGAAGCAAAAGTGCCTTCATTTGCCACTGATTCATCCGTTCGGAACGATATCGAAAATACCTTGATATTATTCCGATGCAATATTCCGATAAGCCGACTTTGTTCCGCAAATTGTGGATTGGATTCCTACCAAAGTTTGAAAACAGAATGTTTCATCTATAGCTGCAAGGCTTTGGTGAGGACGTTCACGGAATCGGTCCGTAAATCTAACGGCAGGATACTGCTCAAAGGTACAAATCCTTCAGCAAACGTCACAATCTCCAAAGTCAGCGAGTGTTCGTAAATTTATGGGGGACTGCTTTCTTGTTTAGCACCACAATTTGTGATATAATAGCGAAAGAAAACAATGAATAATGGAGTGCCATAAAATGCAGAAATACGATTTCATCAAGAAGCAATATACGCCGTACACCCCACCTCAGAACGGGCATTGCGACATCATGGTTCATGCCAACGAAGAGCTCAATTGTGCTGCGTGCGGACGTACCATCAACGAGCACAACGCATATACGTCTGCGGCCATCCAAAACGATATTGGCATTGGCTATCTGATTTGCAAAAGCTGCTATGAGCACGAGCTCGAAATCAGAAAAGCTGTAAAATAAGGGTCCAGCCGCCTCCATAAGGAGGCGGCTTTTTTGCTTGTAAAAATATGTATAAACTGTTACCATTTAGCGCTTTCCGTTGTGAGAAATTGCGAACCGCGGTATAATTAAAGTGTAGAAAATGAAAGGATTTTTACCGTATGTACATTGATTTCACGAGCAAGCAGTACTCTTTCATCCTGCACGCTCTTGCCATCATGATAGCGTTTTATAGCAACGATTTTTCCTCTATCTGCAAAGAGGTTGGAGAGGCTTATGGAGCAAGCGAAGCAGACATTGCAAGTGCTTGCGCTGCTCTGACAGCTGTGAACGTAACGGCACCTGTCAAAAGTTTATCTAACAAGTGCAGCGACATTCTGGAAGATATACTGCATCATGCACGAGAACTGCCGGAAAAGGATGCTCCGTATAAGTACAGCATTGGCTTGGATACTCTTTCCTGGAAAGTAGTTGCTGATGCACTGGATACATACTCACGTATTTTGATGGGGCAATTTGGCGTCATTTATGAAGCCCTCGATATTTCTGGTAACGATGAGCAGCACTTCCAGGCGTATCATGATGCACGCTGGAATGGGGTGGGGGTCCTCGAAGCCCGTGACCTTCTGATTCCACAGCTCAAAAAGATAAGGCTTGGTTGGAATGGGAACTTTGGTATTTCAAATTCAGGACTTGCCTACAACAGCAAACTGGCATACGAGATTCTTAAAACCATTCGATATGCGACAGAGAAACGAGATAGCTCCGTTCTGAAAGTGACAAACGAGCCGCTGCCGCATGTCGATGGTTCTTTCCAAATCAAAGCACTGTGAACAAGATTGGAGGTTTTCCGGGGTGGGCGACCACATCATTTCTTTCTTAGATATCTGCGCAATGCGCGGTCAGCTGGTTTTGGCAAAGGCACCGTCCATCCCGGCTATCAATAACAAAACTGTGTATTGTACCGGCGCTCACAAACACGGAGAGGACCGCTGCATTGTCCTTGACGGCGAGGAGTACAGCCAAATTCTTTTTGTTAACGGAACAATAAAACTGTATTGGCAGTGAGGTATCATTGTGGACAATATCATTGTGAACAGCGCTCTTTGGTATGCCGAGCAGAGCAGTCAGTTTCTTTTGAATTCTGGGGCCAACAAGCTGCTGGATAAGGGCTATGACTATTATGTGAAAGAATTTATTCCGCTTGGGCACCGCCTTATCCAAAACGGTCAGATTGCCGCCGATGCGATGGATGGGGAACTTGCCGCACAATTTTCGATGGCATACGTCGCAAACTATTGGCGTGCAGCAAAAACCGTGTACAATTTCGCTTCGGAATTTCTCAGAACATTGGCAGAGACTGAGGACGCACCGATTTATTCCGATATTATGATGCGGCTGCCATATAGGGATTTTGTCGTCAATAACCCACGACTAAAGTCGCGGGCTTGCATCAGCGAGTCTACGCTTTAGAAGTGTCCGAAAGGATATGTTGACTACCCTAAGTGCTTCGAGCACTCCGTTATAAGCGAATAGATAGTTACCGTGCGGCGTTAATCCTAACTGCACGCTCTAAGACAACACATCACGTAAAGCTGAGGCAAAGCCGACAGGTGTGGTTGTATCAAACCGCTTATGACCTTGGGGAAGGATTTTTACCCTCTTCGGAGGAGTGAGCAGCTTCCTTTTAGCTGCAATTTTATCGAAAGGAGCATAGCATCATGCAATATGCGTATGTACTTAACAAGCGCGGCGAGCCCTTGATGCCTTGCTCACCCGGAAAGGCTCGCATCTTGTTGAAACAGCAAAAAGCTTGCGTTGTAAAACGCACGCCGTTCACCATCAAACTCCTGCATGGAAGTGCGGGATACAAACAGCCTATCACTCTTGGTGTAGATGCGGGCAGCAAGCATGTTGGCTTGTCTGCATCTACAGAGAAGCGCGAACTCTACAGTGAGGAGTTCACTCCTCGCAACGATGTAGTAGAATTGCTATCTACGCGCAGACAGAACCGCCGTTCAAGGCGAAATCGCAAAACTCGTTACCGTGCGCCAAGATTCAATAACCGTGTACACAGCAAACATAAGGGTTGGCTTGCACCTTCGGTAGAAGTAAAAATCCAAGAGCACATTACTGTTATCAAGCGCATCTGTCGAGTTTTGCCTATCACTCTTGTAAGAGTAGAAACTGCAGAGTTTGACACGCAACGCTTAAAAGCAATGCTTGCCGGAAAGCCTCTGCCGGTAGGAACCGACTACCAACTCGGTGAGATGTACGACGAATACAATGTTCGCCAGTATGTTTTGAAGCGTGATAACTATACATGCCAATGCTGTGGTGCTCATACCACCGCAAAGAAAACCGTCAAGCTGCATGTACATCACCTTGAAAGCCGTAAGGTGGGCGGTAATGCACCAAGCAACCTTATCACTTTGTGTACCACTTGCCACAACAACCTCCATAAAGGGAAGATAACACTTGACGGCAAAAAACGTGGTAAAACGCTTCGCGATGCGGCTTTTATGGGTATCATGCGTAACACACTACTGACACGCCTACGCAATGAACTTAATATTCCAGTACAAAACACATATGGCTATATAACCAAGTTGTTGCGTGAACAAAACGACATCAAGAAAAGCCATGTTAACGATGCCCGTTGTATTAGCAAGCATCCACTAGCTAAACCTTGCAGTGTTTGTTACCGCACGAAGGCAATTCGACACCACAATCGGCAAATCCATAAAGCGAAAATCTTGAAAGGTGGAATTCGAAAAGCAAATCAAGCGCCCTATATCGTTAAAGGATTTCGCCTCTGGGACAAGGTGCTCTATAACGAGCAGGAATGTTTTATTTCAGGACGCAGGTCATCGGGATATTTCGCTTTAAGAAAATTCGATGGTACAACCATTACGAATAGCATTTCATTTAAAAAACTGCGACTATTAGAGCCTGCAACAAACTATTTAATCGAAAGGAAGTGAATGGGCAAATCCTCCCACGACTGAAGTCGCGTGTATCCTTGCCATGATTGATGATGCCCCTGAAAAACACAAATCTAAGGGCTGGACCAACGCGATGCCAAAAAACAAACGAAGCTAAAAAAGCCACTTGCACAAATGTGCGAACCGCCTAAAATAATAATTGCATAACAGATACCATCACTTACCTCCTAATTGAACATTAAATTAACAATCTGTCATGCACAAGTAAGCAGACTCTCTTTTGAGGGCCTGCTTCTTTTTTTGTATGTATTGATTAGAAACAAAAATATTTCAGAAAGGATGAATACTATGACCACAAATACCAAGAACAGTTTTACCAGGTTCGCGGCTGCCGCAAAAGATTGCTTCTATGTGAATTCTTTTCGCGCAGACTTAGTTCAGTGCGACAGGGCCTTGAAAATGGACGGCGAGATGCACGTCGAAGCGGAATGCTGGATGAACATTTTGGATGCCCTGGACGATAACGACATCAAGATGTATGTCGATAACGAATACCGTCCCGGACTTCTGAACCCGTTCCATAAATGGTGACGCTCCAAAAACAAGTCAATAACCCACGACTAAAGTCGCAGGCTTGCTCCGGCAAGTCTGCACTTTAGAAGTGTCCGTAAGGATATGTTGACTACCATAAGTACTTCGAGCACTCCGTTATAAGCGAATAGATAGTTACCGTGTGGCGTTAATCCTAACTGCACGCTCTAAGACAACACATCACGTAAAGCTGAGGCAAAGCCGACAGGTGTGGCTGTATTAAACCGTTTATGACCTTGGGGAAGGATTTTTACCCTCTTCGGAGGAGTGAGCAGCTTCTTTTTAGCTGCCAGAGCGCCTCTATTCGTAGTGGTGCTTTCATAGTCGCTATGGTCTTTGTTGCCATACAAAATATATTTTATTTTCAAAGAAAGGAATTGCCCTGATTGATGAGACGAACAATGGTCGTAAGCGTATTTGCGGGCTGCGGAAAAACATGGCTCGCGAATCACCAAAACAAATATGGCTATTCAATGCGGGATAGTGATAGTTCTACTTATGAAAAAACTGCCGGATGGGAAAAAGAATACATAAATAGCTTCATGAAAGAGGCAAAATCAGGAAAATATGATTTTATCTTCGTTTGCCAAACGGAATCCGTCATAGACGAAATGGATAGGCAGAAGATTCCCTATGTAATTGTCGAACCTGACAATATCGTATGGAATGAACAAGAATCCAAAGAGCGAGCAAAGGAAAGACAAATCATTAAGCAGCAATGGTTCGGCAGGTTTATACTTCGAGATAATTCCCATATCAAAAATTTTTCAAAGTGGCTGAACCACATGAAAGATATTTACGATGAACGAACGGGACTTGGTTTCATCGTAAAGCATAATCCGGTATCGTTTTTCGTCTTAAAGCAAAACCAGTACCTTTCGGATATCATCGATGACCTGTACTGGAAAAAGCAGCATTGTGATGCATACATAGTTTAAGAAATGGTGGTCTTATAAAAGATGACCTTACACTGGCAGACAGAAGTTGGACATGCAGTGGCTGCGGTACAACACATAACCGCGACCACAATGCCGCTATAAACATACGTAATGTTGGATTGTTGGGATTATATCCCGCATAAATCCAATTTCCTCACTCCCGCTATGCCGCCCGCAACAGCGGTGAAAGCTCATAGATACTTGGTCGCACGGACGGAACCGTGCTGTAAAAATCCATTGAGTGAGAATTATTGGAATCCTGCGGGATTTTAAGCCCCTCCTTCAGGTGGAGGTTGTTGACATATGAATAAAGCCCTTGAAATTAACTCGAATCTAGCCGTTCTTCTCAGCATCAAGAAGCAATGGCTTGAAAAAATTCTGAGCGGAGAAAAGACTATTGAGGTCCGAAAAACTATGCCGTGGGAAATTAGCTATCCTTTTGTAGTATTTTGCTACGAAACCAAAGCTAACGGTGGTGCTGGAAAAGTGACTGCCGCATTTGTTTGCCGTGACATCAATACACTCGATTGCCAGCGTGAGCTTCCGGCATATGCTATTGGTACGGAAGTGACCGCAAAGACCGCTCAATTCGTGAAGGACAGCTGCCTTACCGCAAATGAGCTGATTGCATACGGCAATAAGTCCGGCACTCTTTATTGCTGGAACGTTTCTGATGTCCAATCTATGGATATGTCGCTGCGAGAGCTCGGCGTTAAGCGAGCACCACAGTCCTGGATGTATCTGCTAGTTCCTGACGACAAGACGTTCTGAACGATGCCTGTTGGGCTGTCTGCGTGTGCGGACCAAGCAAAACATCTACTGCACGATAGAATAAATCGTGCAAACAAAGCAGACTCTCGATTCTTGAGGGCCTGCTATTTTTTTATTTCAGGAGGAAACATCAATGATTCTTTATCATATCATGGCAGACACCGGATGCCTGCCGGACGATGTTGTTCCGCAGATACCAACGAATCGGATGAAAGGGGAGGACCAGGAAATCCCAAGAATTTGTCTTGGGCACACCCTCGATGACTGCCTGACCAGTATTGGGATTGCGCATTTTGTCTCAAAATTCCTGCTCGCTGAGCTGCGTCAGAACAAAAAATACTCCAAGGATATGCCGTTACCGTTCATTGTCCGAATGTACAACATCAAGGACGAAGACCCGAATCTCTTGACCGAGGAAGAAACACAGAAATATGTGGCGGATTCTGTCGTGACCAGTGAATGCTGGCTCACAAGATACGAGAAGCCCGTCAAAGTCCAAAAGCTCTGGCTTGTGGGCGGCGAAGTGGTGCTTTGGCCCTATATCGTTGACGGCGTCGTGTACGATTACCCAATCGTCCGTAACTCAATTTGGGCAGACAGCAAAACCTTGCCGGACCCGGAATTTCAGAATCAAATCATGGATATCACTCAGAAATGGCTTAACGAAGCCTGAAAAAGAAGCACATCAAAAACTCTTGCACATTCTTGCGAATTCCATAATATAAAAGTTGTACGACAGATAACATCTACTTGGCACACCGCGTGCTCGTACAATTCATAATTCTGTTCTCATTCAAGGCAGACTCATCTTCATGATGGGCCTGCCTTTTTTTGTTTTCAGGAAGCCGTCATCCACCCATTTTAACAGCGACTGATAAGGAGGTCCGCTATGTCTATTTTCAAACATTTTACTCCGAAAAACACCCGCTTCGCCATCTATGCCGGTAACCCAGGTTTTTCCGGCATGGTTATCTGCTCCGATTTTATCGGGTATGTTAAAGCCCCAACGCTCAGCTACGCCTATGATGCAGCGTATCGGTATCTTGCCAACAGCGGATATACCGCCATCGTAGTTCGTGAAGCATGAAGTTTTTCCAACAACCGAACATCTATCACATCCCGCCAGACAGTTATTGTCGGCGGGAACTTTATTTGAAGGAGTAATCACAATGAACGACAAATTGAAATTCTATGCCGGAACCATCGCTTTCATGCTCAGCGTTATCACCATTATCGGCTGCATAGCCTGCTTTTTCTCAACGCCTGCGTATGCTACGCCGGTAAAGACAGCTAACGATTCCGATATCGAGTATGTCACGCCGTTGGAGGTCCATCTTCGGGAGCTCAACGCTCAGCCGCCTTTCGCGCCGGTACTGCCTGTACCTGAACCGGAAACGACTGAGACGGAGCCTGAATCTGAGCCCTCTGTAGAGACGGCAGAGACTGCGGTGGAACCTGCAGAAGAACCTGTGACGAACACGATTCCTCAGAACCTTTCTGACAATGAGTACGCCATCTACACAGCATTGCGGGATGTGGGTCTTTCCAAGGCCGGTACTGCCGCAGTGATGGGCTGCATGTCGATGGAAAGCGGTCTTAAAGCCTCGGCCGAAAACCCTTCGGATGGCGGCTATGGACTCCTGCAATGGACTTATAGCCGAAAGACAGACCTTTTCAACTGGTGTTATGGCAATGGCTATGACCCCAACACCGTTACGGGACAGGTGATGTTCTTCGTGTATGAGCTCAATAGCACATACAGCAAGGCCGCCAAATACTCATATCCGGTGTACGAAACTCTCACTACAAGCGACAGCCTGGAAGATTGCCTTTCGATGTTCTTCTCCCATATGGAAGCAGGAACCAACGTGATAATCTCTTCCCGCAAAGTCTATGCAGGAGGGCTGACCACGTTAGACCTGTACCGCAAACGCTTAACTGCCGCTTACAAATACTTCATTTGAATTAGGAGGAAATCACAATGAAAACAACCGTTTATCTGTCCCGAAAACTCTTGAACCAGTTAAAGGTAAAAGAAACCGAAAGCAAAGACCTTATGCTAACCCATAACCTACACAACATCATCATCAACGGTAAGCGTGTTGGCTGCTCTGGCCACATTCAGTACGTTCTCAACAATAAGTGCGTTTACGTCAGCACTGAAAAGAGTTGCTATCAGCCCTTGTCTGACAAGAACCTGGTTCGCTATGCCGCCGATATGAAGGATTACTCCTCTGTATCGCTCGGCGCTAAAGGACGCAATCAGTTCGTGACCAATGATGAGTTGGTTGGGAAAATCATTGATATGCTCCGATAAGGGCATAAACAGAAAGAGAAAAAACTCATGAAAACCGGCATCAAGAGTCAGATAGTAATAGTATCTGCTGTGGCAGCTGTTCTGCTCATTGTTATGAGCGTCTGTGCAATTGCGGAGAGCATTACCTTTGAGAAGGTTGCTGCTCTCGCTGCAAGCGCACTTGCCTTGAACAAATGCTGCGGCATCCTGTTAAACTAAGGAGAAAAAATCATGAAGAATAAATACAAAGTTGTTGCCTTGGTTCCTTTGGAGTTCTCTGTTGAGGGAAGCTCCGATTCCAAAGAGGCAATCGAATCCGTCAAAAACATTTTCGAAGCGTGTCGGGATGATAAAGACTACGCGGACATCGTTTTTGATGGTATCGAAGAGTCACTTCGTCACGACAGTATCGAGTACAAAGTTGAAGCCGTCCAGCATGAACCTGAGATGAAGGCAAATTCCGATATCCGTTCTGTTGCCTTCGATATCTGCGACGTCTTCGTGAACTATCTCGACGAAAACGGTATTTGCATCGTTTGCGATGATGCAGATGAGGAGCGGGAACGGAAAGACAATGAAAGCGGCGCGATGCTGTACGGCATGGAATATTGGCATCTCGTTGAGGATGTCGAGTTCTGGCTGAGTCACATGAGTGCGCAGGGAAAGCCGGTCATTACTTCTAAAATTTTGAAGGCGTTCGACGAACTTCTCGTATCCAAAAACCTCGGTAACTCCGTGCCAAGCGGCGATAATCGCTATCAACTGCACTCAAAGATTCTGAGTTGCTTGCGTTCTCGTGAGGAGGGGTTGGAATGAGCACGAAAGGCTGGAACAGTCTGAAACCTATTACGACTCCTGACCAGATGCCTGCGCCGATTCATTGGAACCCAATGAACGAGGATTGGAAAATGCGGCTTACCAAAAGCCAGATTTACAACACCTCTTCTGGTTTCGATACTCAAATGCTCGATGCTATGGAGAAGCTGCATGACAAAATCCTCACATTTGGCGGGGATGAAGTCTGCATGACGGAATTTGACGAAGACGCCCCAAAAATCCTCAAATGCGGCCGGTTCTTTTATGGCAGCAGCTATATGAGGAAAGGCCAGGATTGCCAGTGCCATTACAATTCTGCACGGCTTTGGTATAAAAACAAAGACCGGTGCTTTATTGCAACGGGCTATGCTCTTTCCGAAGACGGGCTCTGGCGCTGTCATTCCTGGGTCGTTCAGCCAATGGCACGCACCGTTCGCGTGTGGGAAACCACCGTCAAGCGTGTTGCCTATTTCGGCGTGGTTTTGACCAGCGAGGAATGCGAAGACTTTGTCGAGAACAACACATAACAATTGAGGAGGTTACCCAACATGGGTGAACAACTACATTTCAGTATGGATGGTGAGTTCCTCACCGCCATTGCACGTGACTGGTTCTGGAATATGGACAAACCGTATAAAAAGTGTGAGGAGCTGCTGCTCTCCTGCATGATGGGTGGCAACGAGGAAGAAAAAAGGCATGTTTGCCAGGACATTATCGAAGGCCGGAAAAAACTTGTTGGTGTCAATGAGTTTGAACTTGTCGATGACAATGTTCGTGTTCGTTCCCTCGGGCAGAAGGTTGAGGAGCTTCAACACAAGATGCTGGTCAATCAAATTCGTGAGGATATGATTGTGCATCCACTCAAGTACATCGACCGTTTCGCTATGTCGTTCGATTATGATACGCTTTGTAAGAATGTAGAGCGTCACTATATCGATTATAGCTATGACAGCATCAAGGACTATGTTATTGGCGATGCGGGTTACACCGATGCCTTTAACAATGGTGCGTGGCTGCTCAACCGTCCTGACCTTGTGGCAGAATTCAACGGCGAGCCGCTATCCGAACAAAAGTCTGCTCCTGATTTCTATAAGACTGGTTTTTGGGCAAAACTCTCGAACTGGATTGATGAGAATATGAAGGGGTCTTCTGTTGAACGCCGTCAGCATCTTTACAGCCGTTATATCAATGATATGCCTATCAAGCATAGCCTGACCGAATACGGGCTGATTGCTCCCGATGGCACCTGGTATGCCTGCGAGTTTGGCGAGCACGCTGCCCTGGCTGGCCGCATCATCATGCGCAATCGAGAAGCGTTTGGTCTTTCTGACCATGAAGTTCTCAATATGGCGTATGACTGGAGCGGCAAGGGTCTCGATTTCCTATATAAACGCGGTTGGATTGCCATTCGTAATCCTTCGATGGGCAATACATTCCTCGATATGGATGAGACCAAAACCGCAACAAAAGCTCAAGTAAATACCATTTTTGACTATATTTCTAAATTCAACCGCTATGACATGAATATTTCTAAAGTTATGGTTGACTAAAAAGGAGATTTTATTATGACTTCCAATATGACTATGACCGCTATTTCCATCTGTAATTTTCTGAAACTCATCGTGAAAAGCACGGTTGAGCATTACACCGAGGATTTCAAGCTGGACATAAAGATTTTTAAGCGCTATGCAAAAGAAGCGCAGGAAACTGGAAAGCCCGTATCGATGCTCTGGTTCTGCCGCTCTTGTGGAACGTATCTCTGCCCTGAGGAAGATGCGTACAAGAAAGATACTCCCATGTTCATCACGTTCAAATACTATGATGAGCAGGAAGAGGAAGAAGCCCGGACCATTAAGGCTTTTCTGGTCACTGTGACAGGGATGAAAGGACAAAAGCCAGTTGGCTATATCACTCCCATCAACTATGCGGATGAATGTGACCGCATTCGCCGTTACGCAGTACCTGCCGAAAAGGTCGAGCTTGTCTATGATAAAGGTTCCCTTGTCCAGAACAATGGCAACTATACGATTCTGAAGCATCCCAAGCTTGGTACACTTCAGAAAACGAAATTCTTGGCCGATGACCCTGACGCGCTTGATTATGCGCTGCATATGGCTCGCAATGAGAGAAAGGCAGGGTGACAGCCATGAAAACGATGGTTACATTGACTCACGAAGAAGCCCAAAGCTATTTGGCGTACGCTCTGATTTGCGAAACGATGGAAGGAGCCTTTTGGAATTCCGGACGCCGTCGCAGACTATACAGCAAGACGTTTACCGAAGCCGAACAGAGGCAGATTCCCCGCATCAAAGCCACTGCTCACAAATGGTGTTTGGTTACTGGTGTTCCTGAAAAGGTACGCATGAGATACAGCACCTATTTGCTGTGGCAGAAACTCGCGATGTTCTGCGCTGAAATTTAATTTTTCATTACCGCTGCCCATTTGGGTGGCGGTTTTTTGTTGCGGATTTATGCGAACGGCCTATAATCAAAAATGTACGATAGATAACAGTTATCGAAAAGGCACCCTGCCCTTCGCACACTTAACAATGCGCTTTAGGCGAACTTCCCATTTGGGTGGTTCGCCTTTTTGCGTATAAAAGAAAGGAAATAATCAAAATGAATGAGTACGAAGCAACAATACAAATCAACCCAACCGACGATATCAAGTTCATACTTGAGGAGCCCGGCTGCTATGAGTCTGAAATTGAAATGATGAAGGCCGGTGGCTCCTATGATGCGTTTGTCAAGCGTGTCTATGATGCCATCGACTGGTCTCATCTGTTTGAGCGTATTGCTCAGATGGAAAGCGAAGCCATCACGGCAGCTATCGACAAATTGTCTGATAGCATGATTTGATTGTTAGGAGGTAAATACTATGTACATTCTCATTAAAAACCAGGAAGGCGAAAACATGAATCTGCTTTCCCAGAACACCGATTCCAACGCCCTGCTGGCAGCCATGAAAGCTGACATTGAGGCAGAGTACGAAAAGGCAACAGGCTCTGCGATTAACCTGGATGAAGATTCCGGCAGCGATTATGAAGTTGGTATCAACGTTGAGGACAGTGCTGCTGAAGGCTTCTGCCTCGCATCCGGGTATATGTACGGCGCAGACAGCAATTTTGACTGGGGTATTTTCAAAGTAAAGTCTCAGAAAAGCAATACCGCAGCGAAACCCTACATTGGCTTGGATATGAACGAGTTCTTTCGGCAGAAAATGCTGCTGATTGACTTGTCGGCAAAAGTGAAGGACCTCGGCTATGACCTTCTGGCCGATGAACTTCGGGGCGCAATCGGTGTCTTCGACGCTGTACAGGATTCAGCTGAAGGAGACGGTGTTTTCACTGCTCCGGAAGCGGATGAAGAAACCGGTCTGTTCCTTGACGATTTTTATAACGACGTTCTGGAAAAGATTCTGAACGCCGACAAGAAAAAGGAGGAAAAGTAAGCCATGAAACTCTACATCCAAGGCGAACACGGTAAGCTCCTGACTTTTACAAAATGAAGGCTGGGAAAGCCCACGGTTTCAACCGTGGGGTGAAAGGCCAACACTAAAGAAACATTCTGAGGGTAACAATCAGAATTGACACATTCATGTTGTAATGATTCATATGTGCTTAACGCATTTGTATCGCTATAAAAGTTAGCCAGAAGCTCTACGACTTTAGTCGTGGGGTGAAAGGTGTCTAAGTAAAAAAATAGTTGCTGTCTATCTTCGGATAGGCAGCTTTTGTTTGCCTGTGCTTGCGAATTGCCTATCATGAATAGTAGAGCTCAAATGAAAGGAGGACGCTATTTATGCGCATGGTTGTTAAAACTTACAAGTACAAGCTGTACAACAGTGCAAAACGCACGAGTATCGTGCTTTGATTATTCCGGCACCTGTTATTCATCTTTATGGTGAGCAGGGCCAGGATGAATCGGATTGGTTTGCGTCAACAACCCCGCCTTAACCAGTCCGCTGGTTATAGATGGGGCTTGCAGGGCAACCCGTAAGCCCGGTTGATTAGCCTAAGTCTGCTGCTCCAGCGGCAGGAAACTACGTTGTGTACTAATAATATAGGCACCTTACTCATGCTCCACAAGTGGTAAGCACTGCGGACGGCTCGTTAAACATCTCTAAGGGTAGGAGAAGTGCGAACGTCATGTCGAAAGGCTAAAACGGTATAACAACATTGGCGATGTGGACCACAGGGCGCAAGCCCTGACTTATCGATTTACAACTATTATACGAAAGGAGTACCTTGCATGAGCACTTGCGCTTGTGTTCTCAGTAAGAATGGCGAACGCCTGATGCCGACTATCCGTCTTGGCAAGGTACGCCATCTTCTGAAAGACGGAAAAGCAAAAATCATTAAGCATCATCCATTTACTATTCAGTTACTGTATGACAGCGAAACGAATATTCAACCCATTGAAATCTGTGAGGACGTCGGTTACAACTACATCGGCATCAGTGTGAAAAGCCAATCTCACGAGTATGTATCTGCACAGTATGATACATTGCAAGACGAGAAAAGCTGTCACGATGCTTGCCGTAGAATGTGCCGAACTCGCAGAAACAGGCTACGTTACCGCCAAAAGCGCTTTGACAACCGCAAACGTGACAAAGGCTGGCTTGCACCCTCTCTTAAACATAAGAAAGAACTCAACGTCAATGTCATTAAAATGTATTGCGAAGTTGTGCCTATTACGCATGCAACCGTTGAAGTTGGTTCTTTCGACACAATGCTTGTAAAAGCAATCGAGGAAGGTAAAGCTACACCAGAAGGCGCAGATTATCAAAAAGGCCCTCGCTACAATTTAGCAACCTTGCGGGAAGCAGTATTCTACCGTGATAACTACACCTGCCAAGTTTGTGGGCGCGAAGCCAGTGAAGGTGCAATTTTGCACGTGCATCACATGTTTTATTGGAAAGGTCGCCATGACAATAGTCTCAGCGAGCTTATAACAGTATGCGAGAAGTGCCATACACCAGCTAACCATCAAAAAGGCGGCAAGCTCTATGGATTCGGTGAAGATATAAAGTTTGCCAACCTTTCTGGTGCAGCATTTATGAACACTGTACGCTGGCAAATCGTTAATGAACTTTACGCTGCTTTTGGAAAGCCGTTCGTCACATTCACTTATGGCGCGATGACCAAGGAAAAGCGAATTGCCCTTCATCTTGAAAAGAGTCATAACAACGATGCGTATGCAATGGGCGAGTTTCATCCAAACTGCCGCTGTACGTTTGAACATTATGAAAAGGTAAGGCGTAATAATCGCATCCTTGAAAAGTTTTATGATTCTCGCTACATTGACATTCGTACAGGAGAAATAGCTACTGGAAAAGAGCTCTTCAACGGTAGAATCAACCGCAGCCATAAAAAGGATTCTGAAAATTTGCACAAATACCGTGGAAAAAGGATTCGTAAAGGCTATCGTGCGCTACGTCGCAAGAAAGTGGCCCTCAATCCCGGTGATTTGGTTTCTCTCAACGGGGAAATTCTTACTGTCCATGGCACTCATACCAAAAAGAATGGTTCTGTAAACGTAGAATTCAAAACGCCATCAAAAAGCGGTAAAAAATCCACAAGCCTTAAAAAGCTGAAAATTATTAAAACGATAAGCCCCATGCGCTCTGCGTGGGATAAAGTATCTTAAAAACTCAAGAAAGGAGACATAGGGTATTTGCATTTACTGAGTGTACCTCAAATATACTCTTAGTCAGCGCATTCCTCGCCGCCTAAGTCGCAAGCGACTATAGACGGTGTACCCTGCGCACAAAATTTATGGATTTTGGCAATGCGTTTGCGACCACAGACGTTTTTGTGAATCCGCGCAAGGGAATTCCTTTCGTGCAGTGTTCCACTGAGAATCAACTTTCTGATTTCAGGAGAGCTGATTCCCATGAATAATATCTGACTCGTATCTTTGCGGTCGTTCCTTTTGGAGCGGCCGCTTTTTTTGTTTTCAGTTTCCTTGCGCAAATGTGCGACTCTCATAAAATGAAAATTAGGGAGGTGCTGTTTTGAAAATTCAGAGAATCATGCCTGCAACTACTCATTCCATGAAAGACGCGTTACCGCTTGGGACTATCCTGACGGTGAAAAATGTTGCAGACCAGAAATATATTGTGGTCGGCTATGACACAAGTTCTTTTCCGCACAACTACTATGCGGTTCCCTGGCCGCAAGGGTATATGGGTGAAGAAAATATGTACCTGGTAGGATTTGATGATATTGCGAAAGTTCTGTGTCGCGGCGGAATCAATGAGGAATCCAGAGTTTTCTTGCAGGCACTGGATGATGTGTTGAACGGGAGGTGACACGGTGACGGTAAAAGAGCTGAAGCATATGCTTGAGAACGCGGACGACGATGCTGTCGTCGTTGTGCGAAATAACTGGGCTCCGGCGGAATTCCTGAATACCTCTGCTCGGAAGATGGTGCTTGTGAAAGCAAATGGCAAGCTCATGACGCCGAAATGGGCCGAGGCGAGCGGGTATATCTGCGAAGGGCCTGCTATGTCGGCAATTTTATTCGATTGAGGTGAGAAAAATCATGCCCGATAAAAAAGTGGCCACGCAGGCATCTGATGGACCCTGGGAACGCGAAACCATCATCACATTCAATGATGCAGAGAAGAAAGCATCCTACTACACCTGCAACAAAGCTCGTATGGAACAGCTAAAAGAGCTTGCCAAAGAATACCCTGATGCTGTTAAAATCACGCGGGATGAGGGCTGGTGTATGGAGGCAGATATGCCCAAGAAATGGGTCAAAATCAAGCCGCCTCGCAAGCTGACCGAAGAGCAATATGCGGAACTGGTCAGACGCGGCAAAGAACTTGCAGAGCGGCAGCGACAGGCAAAGAACTTAGTGAAGGAATAATCCGGCTTCATATGCCGAAAGAGGAGGATATAAAATGTATAATTCTTACAGCGCATTGAATCTTTTGGGCGGTATGCTCTATACGATGATTCTTTTGGTAGTGGCGTATTTTGTACTCAAAATTGTTGCAAACTGGAAGATTTTCGAGAAAGCCGGGCAGCCTGGCTGGGCATCCATCGTCCCGTTCTACAGCAACTACATCGAATTCAACATTTACTGGGGGAACGGCTGGTTGTTTCTGATTCCGGTCTTGCTGAGCCTTTTGTCCGGTATCCCGCTGCTCGGCAATCTGTTCCTGGTTGTTGCTCTCATCATCGGTGCTATCACCAACTACAAGAAAGCTGTTGCGTTCGGTGAAGGTATTGGTTTCACGATTGGTCTTTGCCTTCTGAATCCGGTGTTCAACATGATTTTGGCTTTCGGTCATTATCAGTACCACGGTATCCCGCAGGATGGCTATTCCTATTCTCAGCTCAAGACCAAATATGAGGAAAAGAAAGCCGAACAGCAGAACAACCCCAGTACTGTTCAGTACCAGGCCCCCGAAACTCCCAAAGAGCCGAGCCAAAATGTTCAGTATCAAACTCCGAATGCCCCTGCTGAGGTTCAGACCCCGCCAACTCAGCAGAATCAAAATCAGGACAATGGCTGATATTATTTGGGTCGTTGTGTTTCTCTGCGTTCTCATCGCGTCCTGCTTTGGAATGTACTATTTCCAGGGTGAGAACAAACAAAAATTTGTGTTTTGCTTTTTGCTGGTAGCATTATCTTTTGGAGTTCTTGCGTTTCGGCTCCTGGATATTGCCTACACAATGATAAACGCAGCTGTCAAAGCCGCACAATGACCTTTTTGCAATTCTCAAACTGTTTTTTGGCAGACCTTCCAACCGAGGGCCTGCCTTTTTTATTGTTGCCAGGAGGAAAATCTATGAAAATCCGATTCTATACAACCAACAAGGAAGCTATTGTATTTGACCTTGAGGATATTTTGAAGCAGCTCAACATTAAAGAGCAGGTAGCCACTGTCGGCCTTGTCGTTGAAAAAGACGAGGCAGAGGTTGAGGCAATCACTCAGACGATACAAGACGATTATCCGAACATGTATCTCCAGGCAAAAGAATACGGACGGAATCTGACCTTGGCTTGTGCGGAGCTTCCGAACCCTACTAACCCGGATATTGTAACCTACCTCTATGCGGGCGATGATGCTACGGAAACTGACAGTTGGATTGCGAAAGTGAACAACACAATTCGTGCGCAAGGGGATAACAGTGAACGGCTCATCCATATTGACTCGAATCTCGCTGCCGTGGTAGAAGCAAACGAAACGGAACAAGGATACTATGCTTCCACCGTGTCGCAGCATGACAAGGCCACAAACGAAATGCTGAGTTTTCGACAGATTGCAGAGTCGTTGGAAGCTGTTGGGGATAACTACAAGTACCAGAGCGCAAGCAACATTCTGACTGCAAGAACCAAAGCAGAGCGGAACTATATTGTCCGGCTTATCAAGATGTATTGCGACGATACTAAATACCTTGCTGGTTCTATGCCGCGAAGTGAGAACCCGTTCTGTGTCCAGAACGTTGACGCTCTGAACCAGCGCGATGCGCAGTGGTCCGAAATCAAAGAGTATCTTGCACAGGACGAGAATCGCAACAAGCTGGATGTGGTTCTTGGCTTCGTGCCGGATGAGGAGAGCGACAAGACTCTAATTCTGCACAGCATTGAAGAAAAAGGGAAGGCCATGTCTGATTCTGAAATCGAAAAAGCATATAATTTGCTGTTTGGTGACTGTAGCAATGAATGAATAATCTTGCGCTTTCGTGCGAGACCCGTATAATTTAGCTTGTACGATAGATACCATCTACTAAGCACACTGTGTGCTCGTACAATTCACACTTCGCTTTTGGGCGGACTTCCCACACCGGGAGGTTCGCCTTTTTGCGTACAAAAAAGGAGTTTAACTATGGATAACGTATGGACAAATCTTGGCAACCGACTCGAAACTGCTTGGAAAAGACCAGCAAGGCCCATCTCTAAACGCCCGAAAGACGGTGAAATCATCGACGAAGAGAAATCGGTGCGCTGGAACAGGGAAGAGGCCGTTCGCCGACAGAAAGCCTGGGATGCGGAATGCTCTCGGCTGAAGAAGGCGCAGAATGTAGAAATCGAACACATCTCGGAAGCTATCGAACTTCAAATTCAGGAAGACATCAAAGCCGAAACGAAACGCAGCATTTCCAAAAAGGCTGCAACCATCCTCTGGCAAAAAGCCTACGACCGTGGCCACGCCTATGGTTTCGCTGACATCTACTGTGCCATCGAAGACTACGAGGAGCTGGTTGTTGCCGTACTCACAAACGCTCGTTGAAAGAAAGGAAAATACCATGAAGCTGAATGAATACCTCGCTAAAAATGCCGTCAAGCTGATGATTAAGGGCTCTGGAGAAAAGAATCCTACGCGCCAGACCAATGACCTCGGCATGTACGATTATGTTGAGAACCTTGAAAGCGTCCTCGGCAAAATGGTCTGGATTTGCGATTATCGCGCAAATGCGGACCCGACCAAAAAGCCGATTCGTAACATCAAACCTACCCCGGTTGTTGTAACGGACGCAAAAGAAACGAGCAAAGCCATCTATTATTCTCCGGTCTATTTTCGGCCGGTAAATCGGGGTAAGATTTCTTCAACCGTCATTGCCCCATTGGACAACACCGGGTATCGCTGCTGCTCCGGCACTTCCGTCAACATCTTCTACACGAAAGAAGAGTGCGTGAAGTGCTATCGGGAGCAGGTTCGACAGGCAAACGAGATTTATGAGAAAGAGAAGGCTCGCATCATCAAAGAGTTCGACGCTCGCATGCAGATTCTCAATGATTCTCTCACGCCGTTCAACGATGTCCCGCAGAGCGACTACACCGTTGTTGCAAAAATGGATGTTACGAACGATTCTCTCGGATACAATGAGAAAAATCGGCATTTTTATCTCGAGACGACCCGAACCATGATTCCGACTCACTATACCATCGAAATGCTCAAGATGCAGGCACTGATTGGCCTGGTGGATGAACTCCGTGCAAACACCACCTGGCAAAAGGGCATCCCTTTCCGTATCCTTATCAGAACAACAGTTTTCGTGGATGGTATTGAAGATGTCAGCCAGGCCACAACGGAATCTCAAACCATTACCCTTTGATGAACCATGAAGAGCGCACGCCCCGTCTATAGCCGTAAGGCTTAGGTGGGGAGGTTCACAAAAAAACAAAACAATACATATGTGAGGTAAAATGTTATGTCTAACAACATGTCTATTTCTTCCATCAAGGAACATTATAATAATCTCTGCACCAAAGCCAAAGAATGGAGTGCCGCCTACTATGAGCAGGATGCTCCGGTTGTAACGGATGAGGAATACGATTCCGTGATGCACGAGATTCGTGATATCGAAGCGGCACATCCTGAGTTCGTGACCGCTGACAGCCCTACACAGGTTGTTGGCGGCAAGCGTGTTCTCGGTATTCCGGTTGAACACCGTGTACCGATGCTTTCTCTGCTTGATGTGTTTTCCGATGATGAGGTCCGCAGCTTTGTGGATTCGGTGAAAGCTGAATACTCCGATGTGACCTTCTCTGTGGAGCGCAAAATCGACGGTCTGAGCTTGTCTCTTGTCTACGAACGTTCTGACGATGGTCTTGCCTATCTGACCCAGGCTTCGACGCGCGGTGACGGCCATGTCGGTGAGGATGTGACCGCCAATGTCGCAGCCCTCACTTGCCTGCCTCGCAGCATCGAGCTGCCCAAGGGTATCGGCAAAATCGAACTCCGTGGCGAGTGCTATATGTCGGAAAAGGACTTTGAAACAGCCAATGCAAAGCAGGCGGAAGCAGGGAAGAAGCTCTTTGCGAATCCCCGCAACTGCGCTGCTGGCTCTCTGCGTCAGGCTGACCCGTCTATTGCACGGGAACGCAATCTGCAGGTGTTCGTTTTCAATGTTCAGAGCGTCAACAATGGTGATGCAGCACAGTTCAGCCCGTATCATTGTGACCAGCTGAACTATCTGCGTGACATCTGCGGTTTTAAGACCACCTATTACGCTCATTGCAATGACATTGATAGCATCTTGGCAGCCATTCACGACATTGAGAAAAAACGCTATGATATCGATTACCCGATTGACGGCGCAGTCATCAAAGTCGATGAACTGAGCATTCGCCAGAAGATGGGCGAGCGCACCAAAACCCCGAAATGGGCTATTGCATACAAGTATCCCGCAGAGGAAAAGGGAACTGTCTTGCGCAACATCCAGCTGCAGACGGGTCGTACCGGCCGCGTCACTCCCGTCGCTGTCTTTGACCCTATCCAGCTTGCCGGAACCCGTGTGGAGCGTGCAACGCTCAACAACGCCAACTTCATCAAGACTTTGGATATCCGTATCGGTGACACGATTGTCCTGCACAAATCCGGTGACATCATCCCGAAAATCACGATGGTGGAGCTGGAAAAGCGTCCTGCAGACGCTGTACCTTATGACATGGCAAAACAGGTCTGCCCCGTTTGCGGTGCGCCTATCGCGCCCGTCAATGGTTCTGTGGACCTCTACTGCACCAATGACGCTTGCCCGGCAAAGACTGTGAATCGCGTTATCCACTTTGCCTCGAAGCCCTGCATGGACATCAAGGGACTTGGCCCTCAGATGATTCAGGACTTGGTTGACAGCCGGTTCATTGAGAACCCCGTTGACCTGTACTGGCTCTATGAGGAGGAAGGTGAACTGACCAACATGTATGGCGCGAAGATTGCCAAGAAGGTTCTTGCTGCCATCGAAAAGTCCAAGGAGCAGAATGCCGACCGCGTCCTCAAGGGCCTTGGCTACCGTCTCATCGGCGGTCATGTTGCTCGTGCGCTGTTTACTCAATGCAAGGCTACGAACGGCAACCTTCTGACACTGTCCACGCTCAATGTAGATACCATCAAGGAGTACAACATTCCCGGCTTTTCTGATGCTATCTATGCTGCGCTCGATGCGATGCTTTCCAGCGCTGAATTCACGCAGGAAGTCAATACCTTGCATGATGCCGGTGTCAATCTTGACTACCATGCTCCGGCAGGTGCCAATGATGAGTCTGCGCCGCTCGCTGGCAAGACACTCGTTATTACCGGTACACTGCCTTCCATGAGCCGCGATGAAGCCAAGACTTATATCGAAGCGCATGGCGGCAAAGTCTCCGGAAGTGTCTCCAAGAAGACGAGCTATCTCGTTGCCGGTGAAGCTGCCGGTTCCAAGCTGGATAAGGCAAATTCGCTGGGCGTGCCCGTTCTGAGTGAGGACGACCTCAAGGCAATGTGCCAGTGAGGAGGTCTTGTGGTATGTATGACTTCGACCGCATCGTAAAAGCTGCGGAGTCCTGTGACTTTCACGACGCATTTGCCTCTGACATCAAACGCTGTGAAAATGCTCTTGGCATGGGTGGCCTCATGGCAATCAATGCTGAATGTTGGCTTGATGTCTTGAGCGCCATGCCGGACGCTGAAATCGCAGAGTATGTCCACACTAAGTATAAGCCCGGTCTCTTGAATCCGTTTAAGGGAACGTCCTTGTACATCAAATCTTAACCTCTTGCCGCTTGCCCTTCACAGGGTGAGCGGCTTTTGCTAATATGTGCGAATCGCGTACACTAAAATAATAGAAAGAAGGCATCAATAATGAAATCACATGAAGCTCCTGTTACCGAAAGCATGCAACAATGTATCGACTATATCAAGCAGAATGAAGATGAAATCGCAGAATATGTGAATTCGCTTTTTCTTGCTCAGAAGGATGTAATTAGAGAGCAGCTTTTGGAGAGTTTGGCAGCAATGCTGAACCCCATTCCCACTCATTATGAATGGCGCAGCAATGATTGCCCGTATGATTATTCTGGTGAATTGTACGAAGATGGAAAGGTATCTTTGGAGCAGACTGTTAGTGAATTTCTCGAGAGCGAATATACTGGTGCAAGCCGCGCAACCTATGTATCTCACTATGGTCTATCATATAACACATATGGGGATAGTCTCTCGGACGACACCCTTGAGATTGGCTGCTCCATTATGACCGATGGAATTAAAGATTTCGTACAGAGGAATGCAGGGATTCCGTGTGAACGATTCTCCCGTGAAGAATTTTTCGACATCAAAACCGAATGTAACGAATTTGACCCGATATACGACGAATGCCGCGCCAGCGATTTCTTTTGGGCTACTGCCGCTGTAGAATTTGCAGGCATTGACAAAATGACTTTGAAAGAAGTTCTCGCCGCAGTATAAATTGTCACGAAAGCCGTTCACCGTTTGGTGGACGGCTTTTTCTTTTTGACATTTTTTGCGATTTCCCGATAATAGTGGAAACACCCAAAACAACGTGGAAACGTGACGATGCCTTGGCTAGTATCACCTCAAACTATACGGTAAAAGCTAATCTTACTTCCGGTGATTGGAGCGGCACGGTGTCTTTTGCCTGCACCATTTCAGGAAACTAAATATCCGGTCTTCTAAATTGTACGATGTGTCGTATATATTATTTTCGTAAAAACTTGGTATTTTGGGTTGACGGCACGTGCGATACCCATAGAATAGATAATGTAACAGAGATATCATTGATTTGCCATAGTTCATATACCTCCTGGAAGAAGGACAGATGCCCATATTGGGTTTCTGTCCTTTTTCTTTTTGAGGATTCCCGCAGATTTTCTGCGTTTAATATAGATTCATCCCACGGAATGTGGACTTCTGACAGCCGAAGAAAAGGCTGATTATATAGAATTGCTATGCTAATCAACATAGCACGCGTACACAGCGTCAATGTGTTTATATAAATGTTCCTGCACGCGAACGCCGCGTTAAGAGCGTATTTATATATACCGTATAACAATTACAAACCTTCAAGGAGGACTTTACCATGATTCGAAACATAATTTAGCGAGTAGACGCCATCATCAGCAGCCACGAAGCCAAAGCCAAACAATATACAGCTGACTATGGTTCATTCGTTCACGGTCTAATTAAGACCTAGCTGAGCAAAGATGGTGTGATACTCGCGCTCCTGCTGGAGCAAGTGAAACTGACCGATGCCGCGAAATTTCTGCTGCTTTTGGCAGTAGTATCAATCGCTGGCGCATTTCTTGTCAAGAAAGTCTTCAAAAATTACAGCCACATCAAAGGATTGGCCGAAGACTTTCTGAAATCAGCTGACGTTTTCGGAGCTGTCAAAGAAGCGATTTCTGATATCGCCAGCGGCTCCTGCAAAACAAACAACAAAAAAGAATAATAACATCCCCGATATATGGGGCTCACATTGCTGTGGAGATAAATTCGAGAGCAGCACGGCAGCCCCACGTTACGGGGTTATATTATGGCTAAGAAGAATAACAACATCACTTTCAACGTCGGCATCACCAACCATTACTTTGACGCTATTTCGCGCCAGAAGTTACCCATGAGCGATGCCGCTTGTGAACCGGTTGATAATGCCATCTCTAATTGCAAAGATGCCATTAACATCTTGGTCGCGATTGTGAAAGGCCATGCCAAAAACCTAATCGGTGTGGTTATTGCCGACTGGGGCAATGGTATGTCTAAGGAAAAGCTGCCGGAAAACCTACAGTTTGGCAACGGCCACAGCAATGAGGGCCCGCTGTGCATCCATGGCGTTGGCCTGAACAATTTCATTTTGGTTGCCACCCGCAACAAGTATCCCTGGTTCATCGCTTCCAAGCAGCCTGGAGAGGACAGCTATCACCGCGTTGACGGCCCGTTCGCCACGACCATGACGATGTCCGAGCAGGAAGAGATTCCTATGGCAGATGTCGTTATGCGTGAGCAGTTTAAGGCTCTTGGCGCTCCTTCTACCATCATCTATGTGGAGATGGACAAGGCTACCGCCAGCACCATGCTGACCAAGAACGGCAGCTGCGCTGAGAGCCGGGTCACCAGCCTGAACGTGCTGCGTACCTGCCTGGCTGAGCACTTTGGTGTCAAGTACCGCAATTACTTGGCACCTGACGCTACCGGCGTTGCTCCCGCCCGTATCCTGATTCCTGATTTCCATATGGCGAATGGCAAGACGTGCGATGTGCTCGTCAAGCCCATTTTCCAGCCGTATAAGGAGAAGCAGAAGGAAAAGAACTTCACTGTTGACTATGATGGGTACGAGATTCCTGTCAAGGTTGAGTGTGGTCAGCTGGATACGGATGCGACCAAAGGTGTTGTTACTGGTGGCTATGACTTGAAGCATTTCTACCAGAACAACATGCTTACGCAAGGCTTGGATATCCAGCTCGGCGAGCGTGTTATCGCCACCGCTCAGTTTGATACCATCTGGGACAAGGCTCGTCACCCGGCCTTCAACGCTTTCACCGGCGTTGTTGCTGTTGATATTTCCGGTCTGCCGCGTGGGTTCTTGAATACCCTCGCCAACAAGTCGGACATCGACCTGAGCGACAAGGGATGGCGTAAAATTTTCGACGCTATTGCCGAAAACGTGAAGCCTCTCGAAAGCGAGCCTCTCACTCTTGAGAAATATGCGCAGGATTTTGCAAATCGGCTGGTTGCAGACACCGGGAATGAAGTTGAACTCCAGTTCCCTCTGTACGCAAACCGGACTCGTATCGACGTTCTGGAACACATCGATGAGGCCCACTGCAAGATTTATGACTTCATGAGCGGCGTTGCTACTTTGAAGTCTGTAACCGAGCTGCGGACTCATTGGGATGGCATGGTTGCACAGGGCATTCAGCCTGTTTCGGCTGTGATGTTCTGCAATAAGCGCGGTCCTATGCTCAAACATACCTGCGACGAGATGAACACTCTCGTGCAGGCTATGAATGACGAGGACTTCTACATGACCCTCGAAGCTGCTGGTGGTGATGCATCTAAGATGCCGCACTACAACTTCGATGTTATTCTTGACCAGAATATCCCCGTGAAGAAATAACATCACTTGCCGTCATCCGAAAGGGTGGCGGCATTTTTTGTTGAGCTATTGCTTAAACATCAAGATTCCTCATGTGGTGTGTAGCGTTTTGTACCGATATATGCTATAATTGGCACAAAAAGGAGGAACCGACATGGCAGAAAATAATAACAACGGTGGCAAAAACACTAATATCATCACCAAAATTAACGATACCATTTCCAAAGTCCTGGGCGATTTCCCGCCCGTTGTTCAGACAATCGCAAAAATCGTTGTCTTCGGTGGGCTCATCCTGCTTATTGCCAAAGCCATCGGCTATATTTTCCCGGTTATTGTGAACGTTCTTTTCAACCTCTTAGTCAAAATCGTTGGCTTCTGCATTCTGGCAGCCTTTCTTTACGGCTGCTGGTACGAGGTAAAACTGCAAATGACTCGCGATGAAAACTCCTTCCTGCTGAATGAACGACTCAAGTATCAGAAAAAAGAGTATGAGGAGCGCGAACGCAGGAGACAAGAGAGAGACAACAAACGCTAAAATACTACAACACACAAGCTGTCCAGCTTCGGCTGGGCAGCTTTTTTTGTTTTCCTATTGCAGGTTCTTGCGAATTGCATACCATGAAATTTGTAGAAAGGAGTTTCTCGTCAACAACCCCGCCTAAACCGGTTCGCCGGTTATAGACGGGGCTTGCGGGGCAACCCGTAAGCCCGGTTGATTAGCCTCGGTGAACGGCAACTTCGGTTGCCGCGAACTCCGTTATGCATTTGATGAGCAATCATCTTCATAATATAGGCACCCCGATATGCTCCACAAGTGTCGGGCTCTGCGGGCAGTGTATGTATCAATGGCGCAAGCCGTTGATATGTATACAAATCATTTAAGAAAACGTGGCAAGAATTCCCCCTCATTCATATGGGGGATGAATCGCCACACCTTTAAGTTGATGGAACGTGCGAATCGCGTACATTTGTAATAGAAGGTGGTGATAAGCAATGCCAGTGCAAAAGCTAAATAGAGCAATTATGTATCGTGCATACCCTACGCCTGAGCAGCAAGTATTGCTTTCTAAAACCTTTGGCTGTGTTCGCTTTGTTTGGAACCATATGCTGATGGATGCACAACGATTTTTGGAAGAAGCAGGGGCGTTCTTTATTCCCACCCCTGCTAAATACAAAACCGAGTTTTCCTTTCTGAAAGAGGTAGACAGCCTTGCGCTTGCTAATGCACAACTTGATTTGAAAAATGCGAACAAGCGCCATCGAGAAGACCCTAAAGCGGTTGGCTCTCCCAGGTTGAAAAGCAAGCGCAAAAGCAAGATGTCATATACAACAAATAATCAAAAGATGCGCCGTAAGGATGGCGCAATCAAGAACACAATTTATGTTGTTGGAAATCTTGTTCATTTGCCTAAAATTGGCGATGTGAAAATCAATAAGCATCGCGAGCCGGAAGCCAACTGGGTACTGAAAGGTGCTACCGTAAGCTGTACCCGCAGCGGCAAATACTTTGTTTCGCTGCTGTATGAGTTTGAAAAAGACATCCAGCCCATTAAGCCTACGAAAGAGACATCGCTTGGGTTAGACTATTCCTCTCATGATTTTTATGTTAACAGCAACGGTGACGTAGCCAATTATCCAAGATTCTACCGTCGGAGTGAAGCAAAACTCGCAAGGGCGCAGCGAAGGCTGTCTCGTATGCAGTTTGGCTCTCACCACTATGACAAACAACTTTATAAAGTTCGAGTTCTTCAGGAACATATTGCCAACCAGCGCAAGAATTTCTGCCATACAGTGAGTACCGCGATAGCCAAGCAGTATGATGCTGTATTTGTGGAAGACATCAACTTGCGCGGATTGGCGGGTTCTCTGAAATTGGGAAAATCCACTAACGACAACGGCTTCGGTATGTTCCGCACGATGTTAGAGTATAAACTCACATCGCAGGGGAAAACCTTTGCCAAAATCGATAAGTGGTATCCATCCAGCAAGACATGCAGCGTGTGTGGCTTTATAAAAGACGACCTCACACTTGCCGACCGTGTCTGGACATGCAGTGCTTGTGGAACTACGCATAACCGTGACCACAATGCTGCCATTAACATTCGCAATGTAGGATTACTGGGATTGTATCCCGCATAATCCAATTCTCACCCACGCTATGCCGCCAGCAACAGCGGTGAACGCCCATTGTACTCGGTAGCACGGGCGGAAACCGTGCCTAACAGTCCGTCGAGTGGTGAATAAATTGGAGTCCTGCGGGATTTCAAGCCCCCGCGTTTAGGCGGGGGTAGTTGACATGTTGAAAGGAGGTAAGCAGGAAATGCTGTATCTTAGTCTTTTCGAAGCGCATTCCTCCCCACCTAAGCCTTACGGCTATAGATGGGGTGTCCTGCTCCATAATTATGAAAACACTCGAATCGATTTTCAGTAGAACTGCACAGTTTGGCTTGCTCATTTATCTGACCGGCTGCTTTGGCCTGTTGATTGTTTTAGGCGCTGCAGTCGCAAAATGGCTTAAACTCATCAACGTAATTCAATATATTGTCTTTGCTTTTGGACTTGGACTTCTCACTTTGCTTATCGGCGTGGTGGGTCTCTCACTCCTCGGCATTAGGCAAAACCGCAAACATAAGGAGGCAAAACGCGCATGAGTAAAAAGATTATCAATATCACCGCAGCTGCCATGGCACTCGCCGTGACACTTTCCGGCTGCGCCACAGCTGTGGTTCAGGAACGGAAAGACCAGGCGGCCGAAGCGGCAAGTGCCGAAGCAGCACAGGCTGCCGTCACAGCAACGCCGGAACCGACAGCAGAACCGACCCCGGAACCCATCAATGCCTGGTCTTTGTTGTCGAATCTCCCGGATTTCACGCCCGGCACGCTGGACAATCCTGACACTACCTGGCCGGACGGTATTCCGATGGGGCAGAGTCCTTTGTCTTACGATGACGGCAGCAAGTTCTATTCGCTGCGCAGCGTTGATACCGGCAAGACACTGGATATCACGGACGTTGCATTACAGGATGTACGGGATTTGCCTGTAAAGGGATATCTGAAATTGAACGAACTTGAAAACGGTGATACAGTCATTGGTGAAATCAATGCAGAATCCACAGGCGAAGGCGTAGAAAAGGAAATCAGTGATTTTTCCATTCACACTGCCAGCAAGGATGACGGCTGTGACTATTATCCGATTGGATATAACGGCGGTTCACTGACCTTGATGCTGGACGGTCGTGCAGCCAATGATGATGGCATCAATATCGGCGATGCGTTCCTTGACGGTCTCTATTATTCGTCTGTCACTCCGGACAAATTCGACGGCTATCCGACCGACGGAGAGCCGGAGGAACAGTTCAACTTCCTGTATGGTTTGTTTGGCAATCCGTCCGGTCTCTACTGGACAAACAACGATTCTGTCGCTTTCAATTCCAGCAAGCAGTATCGTACCTTTGAAGATTTCCGAGATGCAGATTATGATGTTGAAATTGGCGGCAAGAACTTCTATCTGGTTTGGAACTATGACGGGTATAGTGTTGTTGCGGCGTGCAACGATACCTTTGACAGCGCTAATGTGAAGGGCACTACGATTCAGGATATCTACTTGTTCCCGAACATGACAGAAACCAAGTACCTAGTCGAAAATTCCGGCAGCCTGATTAGCGGTTATCTGGGTTATGGTGAAGTTCCCGTCATCTTGACTGGTACATACGCATCAGTCAACAGTGATTCGACTGTCGAACAGGATACAAGCGCGGAAGAAAACACCGACGCTGAATCTGGTGACAATTCCACGGCGGACGAAAACGCTGAGTCCAGTTCCGATGATAACAGCAACAGTTCGGAAAATTCCGATTCTTAATTCTAAAAAATAGTTATTGCGTATTCGTGCGAAACGCATACAATAAAAATTGTATGATAGATAACAGCACACATACGCTATAATTTCACAATTCTGAGAAGCAGACTATCCGTTTGGAAGTCTGCTTTTTTTGTTGGAATTTTGCGGTGCTTTGCTGACGTTTATCGTAACTAAACACTACAAGGAGAAAGAAAAATGACCGTAACAAACACTGTAACAGAAACAGAACACTTAACTCCCCTACGTTCCGCTGTAGAGCACATCAACTGGAATACTTTGTACCAGCAGAAAATGGCTCTCGAAGAAGTCTCTGACATGCTCTATGCCAAGAGAAAAGAGGATGACACGTTTGGCAAGGCTTCCGCCTGGCTCGAAAGCGTCATTGCACTCATGGAACGCTTGGGGGATGCAGCAGAAGAGGAAGGAAAGTTTAATTATCCCGAGCGGGACGAAAACGATGAACATCTGGATAACAGGTTCAATCATGTGTTGAATCAGTACCCGGATGTGGATATCTGACCAGTTCATATCAGGAGGACAATGATGCGGATTAACAGCAGTTGTGTGCTTCACAGCACCACGAGTCTCAACGCAAGAGTTCTTCCGCTCATTGGACGGGTCGGAACTCTTGAGCTGTCAAGTGGGCAGCCACTCGTATTCAAAACAACAACACCAAAGCAACAAGACGTCCTGCGTACCAGCACAGTAAAAGCTATTGGCTTTGCAGGAAGCAGAATTTTTGTCAAAACCGAAAGAGGAACCCAATACACATTTGAATTCCAATAACACCCAAGCGGCCACTAATCTCATTTTTTTATAGATTGGCGGCCGCTATTTTTTTATCAATTTGAAAGGAAGTTTTTATCATGAATTTCATCAATGCCGCCACCAAGAAAGAACGCACCCATGTAGAAGAAATTATCAAGTCTCAGCCTGTTATGCCTCATGAAGGCATAACTGCCACTGAGATTGGTATTTGCGGCAAGCAGAATCTTTTCATGGACGTTTATCGCCCGGATAACGATGCCGAAAAGCATCCGATTATCATCGATATCCATGGCGGCGGCTTGATTGCTGGCCGGAAAGAACAGAATCAGAACCTGGCAACCTGGCTCGCTAAGGAAGGCTATCTCACCTTTGTACCGGATTACCGTCTGGTCCCTGAAACCAACATCTTTGGCCAAATCACTGATGTCATCAATGCGTTTGCTACTGTAGCTGAACGTGCTGAAGATTTCGTTGGTGACTTGAATCAGGTCTTTGTAGTTGCCGACAGTGCTGGCGCATTCCTTGCCTGCATGGCAAGCTCTATTCTCCGCTATCCTGTCAAGATGCAGCCGGTAGAGGACGAGCTGGAAGAGAACGTACCCGAGGCAGCCAAGAAGCTCGTCATCAACGCGATGGGCCTGCAGAGCGGTATGTATTACATCTACAAGGGCCAGGTAGGTTTGCTTCAGAACTACTATATGTCTAAGGGCTGGAAGAATCACAGTTATGCTGAGTTCATCAAGCCTGAGACCTATTCCAAACTCATCCCCCCGTGCTATATCTGCACCGGGAAAAAGGACTTTCTCAAGAAACAGACTTTTGGGTTTAAGAAATGCCTCGAAAACGAGCGCGTTCACCACGACTACGGGTTTGTTTCCAAGAGAGAAACGGTCCATGCTTTTGCAGCGCTCTATCCTGAGACTGAATCTGCAGTCGGTGTGAACCGCGAGATGATTCGATTCTTTGACACCTTCAAAAAATAACAAGGAGCATATTTTATGACTCACAACGAAATGGTTCATGGTCTTTGCACGCAGGAAACTATTACCGTACAGGACTTTGCTGAACTGATACGATTCACGCTCGATGCCAATGAAGAAGTCATCTACGACGGATGGATTAACGTCTACGTCCCTATCTGGTTCGATGCAGACAAAGCATTTGGCCTTGATTTGAACTCAGAAGAAAATGCAGATTGGATTAACATGTACATTGACTGGCATCCGGACGATACCATTCGTACATACATTTCCTACTGCAACAATTCCACCGATGACCCCGACTTCAATCTCGAAATCATCATGAGCCCTCACCACCGGGAATTGTTCAATGCGTATTTCAAAGAACAGTTTAAGGCGGTTTATCACATGAGTGTCGAAGAAGCGTGGGCTAAATTCGGCACCGAATAATATAGTGAGGAGATATATCATGGCACGTAAAGAAATCAAAATTTTCATGGACGCCAAGGAAGCTGCCAGTTTCCTGAAAACTATCGATTGGTCCTGGCTGTTCGGCTTTCTCAGTGAGCGCTATAACGTTTCGCTCAGCCCTCACAAAGAGCTGAAAGACAACGGCGCAGCAATCATCAAGGTCGAATGGCCTGATGAACTGATTGAAAAGTGCGGAATGATGGCTGATGTCTTCTCGTCAGTCAAGCTCGTCACGTTCGATTCGTATTTCAAGGAAATCGTGGAATACGATGAAGATAAGTTCAATGAAGAACGTGAAGCATGGCTTACCAATCCGACAAAGACGTTCAGCTATCTCGATTGCGATGGCGTCGTCAAGGAACGGACTCTTGCGCTGAACATCTCCCTTCGCTATACGCTGTATGACGGAGGCTACAATTTCGCAACGCTGCTCTATGCGGTTTATTCCGATGTGAACGGCTGGACTATCCAAATGGAAAAGGAGTAATGGCAATGGTTGAAATGGCATTTAAGGTAAATCCCGGCACCACTTTCTACAAGAATTATTTCGCGACAAAGGAGGAAAAAGCGCATTTCATTGAAATTGCAAAGAAGTTCTTCGACAAATATTTCCCTGATGAGAAGCTCTCGTATGTTTTAAATGACCGACTGACTGTTGATTTGAAGCCGGAGCTGCTCGCCAAATACGAATCTCAGGTCATGAAACGCCGTGACCCTTACGGTTTTGTCATCTTCAAACAGCGTTCGCCCATGAACTGCCTGTGGGAAGATGAGGTCTGTAAGAACGTGAACGGCAAGAAATTCCTTGCCAACCAGTTCTGGTGGGCCGACTTCAACGGTTCTGGCCGCATCACTACGGAGCTGTGGGATGATGAGCAGGGAAATATCTACGGATATTATTCCTGCGAATATGCAACTCGCAGCACCAAGGTTCCAGACACCGTTACGCAGATTAAGCTGAGTGAATATCACGCGGCTTGCGAAGCATACACGGAAGCCAAAAAAGCAACTGCTGACGCCGCTGCTACAGCTTGACGCTGCTTGCGATGCTGGTAAAATTGTGAATGTACGATAGATAGCATCTGCGCATTTCAGCGCTCGTACAATTCACAAACTGATACAACTAGGCAGACTCATCACCACGATGGGCCTGCCTTTTTTGTTTACAGAAAAAGGAGAAAAAATATGAACACAAAACGAATCAAAGAATTGGCTGCACTGACCAATGGAGAACTCGCAAGGAAACTTCTCATTCAGGAGTTTGGCAATGACTCTGAAACCCATTGGGGAAACAACGCACACGATGAACGTGTGATGGTTACTATCAATCCAGACGGAATCGCTCAAAGGACCTGGGAAGCCGACCATTGGGTTCGCCTTGACGAATTCGACAAAGACGGTTTCTATGCCCGTGAGATTTACGAGGGAAAATGGGTCGATGAGCCATTGCCCAAAAACGTCATTGCACGAAATGTCACAATTGCTGCACCGAAACCTATTCAGCAGGAATCCAAAGACACTGAAATTCTTCGAGCGGCACAAGTCCTGTGCAAGCAGCTGACCGGAGATGACACCTTTGGATGGAATCCTGAGCTTCTTGCACAGATTGCGGATTGCACGGCAGCTTTGCTTGCCACCAACGGAATCAGCTCTCATTTTCCGAGCGTCAATACTGAACCCATCTGCTCTTGGGAAAAGCCGGTCGTCGAATATCAGCGTCCGGATTACGCCCTGGAGTATGGTACTAACTACTAAAACGAGGAGGATATCATGGCAAAAAACTATTTTGGTGTCGTTCTGACCACCAAGGAACACGATAAATATCGTCTTGTAGTATACCGCTACAAGGACCCTGGCATCCTTAATACCTGCCCGATGTGTCAGCTGCTTCGGGCCATTCACAAATTCCAGCAGGAATACACTGAAATTCACCGCGAACATTGCAGCCGTATCCCGCCTCGCAAGTGGTACGAGCTTGGCAGAGTAATGCCGAGTATCGTTCTGCGGAAATACGGCCTGGAAAAGCATTACGAGATGTCATTTGAGCCGAGTCGCGTGCCTCCAGCTTCTGCGCTGAAACTCATCCCTGGTGCGACCGCTTCTAACTGGAAGCAGTACATCTGGTACGTTGATGGTGATGTGACGATGCTTGGCTAAAGACCATTGCACATTCGTGCGAGACTCATACAATTAGAATTGTACGATAGATACCAGCAATCGAAAAGGTGCTTTGCCTTTCGTACAATTCACATTTCGCTTGAAGGCGGACTTCCAATATCTGGAGGTCCGCCTTTTTGCGTACTTACAAAAAAAGGAGTGTAAATTATGTTTATCATCACAAAAACTTTTACCGATGACGAGGGCCATCTTTTCACAAAGGTAAATCCAAAGCAGTATTCCACTCCCGGAGAAGCATACGATGCTATGCGTGAGGATTACCTCAACGAGCTCAAAAGCCGAGGTCTTGAGGACAACGGTAGTTCCAATGACGATGGCGAATCCTGCCCTGGCGGATACATCATCAGCGATGAGGCTCAAATCTACGATTTTGCCCAATACACCCCGTATGAACAGCTTCTTCCTGCTGTTTTGTTCGGAGTCCATCGGATTGGTTAAGGAGAATCGCAATGGCTAAGAAAAGTGCAAGAAAAGAAATCACAAAAATCAACCTGAAACAAGCTGCGCTCGAAGGTCTTTCCTACGAGAGAGCCTGTGAAACTGCCAAGCGTGCAGGGAAACCCTCTTATCGCTTCACGGTCGGCGACAAAGTACAGGTTGGTCACCTTCTAAACTGCGTTGTTGACGAGGCTCTGGAAGGCGGGTACATGTATCTTATCCGCAGTGGTGCAAACAGCGATAACTATTCCTGCTGGGCTTGGACAAACGTTCGCCCGCTGGATGATGACAAAGATACGCATTTCGCCAAGCGCAATTCTGCGCTATCCCGCCTGCACTACTCAAACCGCAGTATGTATTCTTTACTCAGCTTCCAATACCTGTTCGGCGTTGATTTCAACCCTGATTATCAGCGTGGTTCTGTTTGGGATGATGAGGACAGGGAAAAGCTGTTGGACAGCATCTTTATGGGTCGCGAGATTGGTCGTTTCGTCTTTAAGCAGCTGCCATTCACTCGCACAAGCAACGATGGCAACTACTATGAAATCGTTGATGGCAAGCAGCGTATGTTGACCCTGCTTGCTTTTTACGAGAACCGATTCCCGTACAAAGGCGTGTTTTACAACGACCTTTCCGCACAGGACAAGAACTGGTTTATGGATGCCTCCATTGGCGTTGCTGAGATTGACCAGAGCGTAACTCGCGCAGAAGTCTTGGAAATTTTCCTTGCCATGAATGAAGGCGGTAAGCCTGTCGCAAAGGAAGTCCTCGACCATGCACGCGAATTGCTAAACGAAGAGAAGGGAGAAGGATTATGAGTCCTATGTTCAAACAAAAGGTCGGTATGACGAAAATTTATGCAAAAGGAATCGCAGAACTCTTTCTTATTCGCTGCAATCCCTATCATTGGGACGGCAGCGGGGAAGTGCCTGACAACATCAGTTTCGATGTGTACAAGCGCAAAATCGATGAAACATACGATGGCTGCACACTCGAAATTCAGCTTTGCAAACCTGATGGTTGTCTTTGCTATGCGGCTTCTGTTCACCTGTATGAAGGCGGATTCTGGACAGGGCACGGCATTGGCTGTTTCGACAAGACTGCGATTTGCAACGACCCTGGTTCTGTCGATGCCTTGACAAGCGCCATCATGCGAGTGTGCATGATATACGAAAATCTCACAAATTTCCGCAAGGTTTTCGTCAAGTGCCTTACCATCAGCCAGAAACGAATGAACGAAATCAAGCAGTATACCGATGACGGCAAAGAGCAGGATGAGATTGAGTTCGAATCCGTTATCTTCGCCGATGGTATGCACATGGATGTTCGCTGCATTCCACGCCACAATGGACCTTCCTGGTGCGAAGCGGCTATTTATCGTGAGGATGAGGATATCGTCACGTCTGAGCCGAGCAACTCGTTCTACAACCATTGGGTTTGCCAGACGGCAAACGCCACCTACCATCTTTATATAGGTATTGCTGACGAATGAAACTTGACGCGCCTTGCGAACAGCATATCATAGAAATTGTACGATAGATACCAGCAATCGAAAGGGCGTTTTGCCTTTCGTACAATTCACAATTTCGCATGAAGAGCGGACTTCCCACATCGGGAGG